TCTGCTACATCAGTTTGTAATGAAAAATAATTAGTGCCATTTGCAGGATTACCACTATTAAACCAAGTTCCATTTTTACCAAAGTAAGCTCTATTGTTGTCCATGTCTAATGCAAACATGAGTATGTCACCATCTGAAAAACCACCTAAAGAAGAATTACTACCACCAGATACGGTTGCAGCACTTATTCCTCCACCACCTGTATTTACAACATTTATACTACTATTATTATATTGATAGTAAATATTTGCATAATGATAATACATTCCACCATTACCATCAGAAGAATTATCTCCAAGAGCAGATGTGTTTACAGTTAAAAAACCTAATTGTGTTGTGGTAGAATCTGTTGCTTTCATTTCAAGATACCATTTACCTGATGTAAACGCTATTGTTCCGTGTTGTCCAGAAGCATTAGCACTACTAGTGCCTTCTATTTTACAATTACCTTCAGACAATGATACAGTTCCAGAATTAGTCCTACCTAATGGTGAAAATGTAGCAAAATTATTAGTACAAGTATCTTCTGTTACATCTAAAGCTGCAAGATTAGTTACTGACCAATGATGGTCATTACCAGATGTGTCTGCACCTATGCCGCTAGAGTTTGCACTTGTTCCTGTTTGTTTAAATTCTAAATAGAAACCATTAGTACCATAGCTTCCTGTGTATAGTTTGGGAATCCAAACATTATTATCATCAAACTCTCCAAACGCTGTAGGTTCTAATTGTGAGCCATCTATTAAATTATACTCACACATATATCCATCAAAGTATTGACTATCTTGGTCGGGGTAACTTCCTATTCTATGAGCATTATTGTTGTTAATTCTTGTTTGAAAATTTTGACTTGGATAGTTTGCAGTATCAAAATCAGTAATTTGATTACCATTCACATATGCTTTTATTCTATTAGACGCTGTGCTTTGTGTTGTATCAAAAGCTACAACCAAATGATACCAAGCTGAAGGGTCTCTAAAAAGTTGTGTGCTTGTAAGTTGTTGATTTTCAGCTCCCTCATATCCATATATAAACAGTTTATTAGAATTGTTGATAGCAATATAATCAAAATTATTATTACCACCTGTACCATCATCAGCAGCTAATATTTGCCTTTCATAATTAGAATCTCCAGAAGGACTGACTGTTAATTTAAACCAAACAGAAAGAGTAAAAGTTCTTCTATTACCTGCACTACTCGGGGTTCTAGTTAATCTTGGACTGTCACCATCATTAAACCTAAGAGAATTACTTACTTCGTATCCTCCAGTAGCACTGTTAGCACCTAGTATAGGAAATACCATTTAGACTACCTCTTCTGGAAATTCACCTAAAGGTCTTGACGATACACCCTCACTATCTATCGTATATGTTAATAAAGTTTCTAAAGCTGCTACATCTGAACATCCATCAATCTGTGTTTCCATAGAATTTACTTTTGTTCTAACTGCTGCTCTATAAGTTGTAATATTACTAGGAACAGAATAGCTAGTAACATCTGTAGCTTTGATTACATACCAATCTGTTTTAGCAAGTAATCCTGCAGCTTGAGCGTTAAATATATTTTTGTATTTAGTTTTAAGTCCTGTAGATTTTACATCATTTGCTACCCAAGTCTCTCCTGATATTCTCTCTCCTGCTTTAGGATGAGGTGCTTCATAAGTATCTTCGTCTACCTCTGATTGAGTGTATAGTATATCATTTAATTGTCTTGCAGTTGCTGTGCCATAAACACCAGTTACTTTACTACTTCCAAATGAATATGTTATATCTGTATTAATATAAAACTCTTCATTTTTTTTATTTGTTTCATCTATTTCTACAGTATAGATACCTATATCATTTCTTTCTGCTTCGGTCCATAAAGTATAAATACTAGAAGGATATTGATTATCTCCTATTGTAATTCCTCTATTTTCTTTTGGGAATTGTGTGATTGTTCCTGATTCTACTAATGCAAACATATTACTCCTATGATAATGTTAAATTTAAATTCCTTCCTACTTCTAAAAACTTTGAGCCATTGTATCTAAATACAAACAAATCACCTTTGTTAGCTGTTGTAGTTAGCGTAGGTGCAGTATCTTCCGCAAATTCATATACTGCATTAAATGTTACTGTTCTTGAACCTGTGCCATCTTGTATAATTAATAAAGATACAAATTGACCTGTTTGTGCATTTGTTGCTGCACCTAATGTTCTGTTACCTGCTAGTGTTACTTTAGCCACAGAACTTGTTTGTGTATCCCAAGAAATTGTTGATGCATCTGTTAATGTAGCTTCTGGTAAAAATGCTGCTCTAGTAAATGATGAATAGTTGCCATCATTAAAGTTTACTAATTCATTACCATCTCTTTGCTGTATAATAATATCTTTAGCATCTACTATTGGTTTAAGTATTACATCACTTGAACTATTAGTGATATTAAATATTTCAGTGCCACCTGCTAAGAATTTAAAATCATTACCTGCAGCATCTAATTGAATATCTCCTGCAGTATCAATAATTAAATCACCTGTATCATTTACAATGTAAGAATTACTACCACCATGATATAGGTTTAAATCTTCACCTGCACCTAAAGTTAATCTACCTGTTGTAGAATCTCCTGTTAAATCATCAGCATCTGCGTCAACGTCTATTTTTACTAAACCACCTGAAGTTATATTGGATGCACCATTATCTATGTTTCCAAAACCTGAAGTTATAGAACCACTATCTAAAGCACCAACTGTAGTTGCAGCAGTTGTAACAAGATTAGGCATTGCAGTAATTTCATCATCAAGATATGCAGCTAAAGTTTGAACAGTAGTTACTCTCATAGTACCTGCATCATTAACGATTAAACCATCACCATCTGCTATTGCTGTAGTTCCAACAGTAGCACCACCATCTATTAAATTTATTTCAGCAGCGGTTGCAGTTATTGTTGTACTTGCAATACTAAGTGCATCAGTTTCTAATGTTCCATCAACATCTACATCACCAGATATATCTAAGTTAGTAAATACAGATGTTCCTACTGCTGTAATCTTGTCATTAAATGTTGCAGCTCCTGCAGCAGACATATCAAGTGTTAAGGCAGTTATTTCAGAACTATCATCAGTTCCTTTAAATATTATATCTTTGTCAGATGCAGTGGATTTAATTACAAAGTCTGTAGATGAATTAGTAAATTCACCAAATGTAGTTCCACCATCTTTTAAGAAAATGTCTCCACCATCAGCATCTAAAATAATGTCTGTAGTTGCATCAAGTGTAATTGTTGAGCCAGAATCTATTTCTGTTATAACTGGTGTAGTTAAAGTTTTGTTTGTTAACGTATCTGTCGTTGCTCTACCTACTAAAGTATCAGCACTGGCAGGTAATACTAAAGTTACATTTCCTGAATAAGCTGAGTGAGGTGAGGCTTGTAATTGTGAATAGTGTGCGTTACTTGATTCACAATAAAATCTTATATAAGATTCAGAACCTGAGTTTTTAATTGATATAGCACCTGACTGCATATCAATACCATTAGAGCCATCAATTCTTACAACACCCGTTCCATTTGGTGTTAAAGCAATATTACCATTTGATGTAGAAGTTAGTCCATTACCATTAACATCTAAATCTCCACCTAATTGTGGTGTGCTATCTTCTACTACATTTGATATAGCACCTGATGTTGCAAGTCCTGATACAATAGCACTTCTAGCAATTTTTTTAAGACCACCATCTGTAGCATCAACTGCTAAAAATACATCATCATTTGCTACTGTAGATATTTCTGATAAAGATGTAACTGCTATAGGATTAAAGTTTGCACCATCTGCAACAAGAATATGTCCTGCAGTATTTGTACCCATAGTGATATCATCACCTGTTACTGTTAGGTCTCCTCCTATAACAACATCACCATTAAATGTTGCTTTACCTGCAAGAGCCATATCAATGTCTAATGCAGTTATTGCTGAAGAACCATCTGTTCCTTTAATTTTAAAATTTTTATCTGCAGTGCTTACTGTTAGTTCTACATCTGTAGATGCATTAGCAATATCTAATATAGATGTGCCACCATCTTTAATTGTTACATTTGCACCATCAGCATCTAAAATAATATCCCCGCCAGAATCTATTGTTACATCTGTTCCGTCTGCAGTAATTGTATCTAAAGCTATGCTTCCTACATTTGTAATATCGTTATCGCCAAAAGAAACAGCACCACTAAATGTTACAGATTGGTCTGCGTTTACAGTGAAAGCTGTAGAGCCTCCAGTGGCTACTGTAATAACATCTGAACCACTAAATGTAATAGATGTATTAGAATCTGCATCACCTGCAATAGAATCTAATTGTAAAGAGCCTACGTTTGTTATAGCAGCATCACTAAAATCTAATGCACCACCTACTGTTAATGTTCCTGATATATCTACATCACCATTAATATCTACAGTCGTAGCAGCAATTTGTATTTCTGTATCTGCTACTAAATCTAATTGTCCATCTGTAGATGAATTAATATATATTGCAGTATCTCTAAACTGTAATTTTTCTGTACTTGCTACAAGTATATCGTCTGAAAACTCAAAGTAGTCTTCGTCTTCCATCCATTTTAATACACCATCACTAGTTTCACCATCAAAGGTGATACTAATATCTGTACCTGCTGTACCTGCACCAAATGTTAAAGTGTTACCTAATAACTTTGTTATTGGTCCACCTTCATTAGCAGTTCCATCATGGGTGTGTCCTGTACTAGCTTGAAAAGCCGCTAGTATTTGGTCAAACTCTGCATTAAAATGAGATGCCTCAATAGTAGCACCATCAACAATAGTTGATGAACTCTGTCTGGTATATGTTGCTCCCATGTGTTATCTTCTTCCTCCTGCTGTAAATTCTAATTCAAATCCTTTTAATGATATAGGGTTGTTATTTGTTACATCTAATATTTTAGTTGCTATAGTAAATCCACTACCTTCTACTGATTGTCTAACTAAATCTGAACCACCAGAACCATATATTGCTGAACCATATGTGGATTCTGCTAATCCATATTGTGCTATGTTTCCTGTAATAGCTAATGTGTATGCCTCTGGCTGTGGTATAGCATCATCAAAAAAATCATACTCTAATAAAAAACTAGAGGATAATGCACCGTCTGGTTTTATATTCCATATAACTTTTTGCATATTTTTTCTAATACCGGGGTCGCCCATAGTCATGTCAGGTGAACGATATACACTACTTATATTTACTGTAGTTTCTGCTTGTGTAAATACATTACCTGATTCTTGTTGATATACAAAACCATCATAACCACCACTTAAAATAGTTTCTGTGCCAGATATAAATCCTGAATCACAACTAGAAACTTTTAATCCTTGCATGTCTGCGTATTCAAATCCAAGAGAACCAGTATTAGGATTTGCTTTAATTACTGATATTAATCCTCTTGATGAATTTTCATCTTGCACAGCACTTGCAGGAAAAAATAATCTATATTGTGATTTACTTCTAATTACAAGTGAATTTATGTTGTGTGTTGTAATTTCATTAATTCTTTTTTGTACTTGTTTAGACACTGTACCAAGTTCTGTATCGTCAATTCTTTCCGTTCCTGCAATAGTTCTAAGTCCATCAGGTGCTAAAAATATTACATCACCACCAAGTTCCTGTATACTTCTACCATCTGTGCATCCTATGTTTCTTGTAATAGGAGTTATTGCAAAGTTGGAAGATGATGTTCCTGTTAGTTTAAATATTTTATCTTTACCAAATATAATTAAACTATTACGGAAAGTTCTAAGTCCTACAATCTCTGTATCAACTTTAATAGTTCCTCCACCATTGCCACTGGTAAAATCATTAGTTTGATTTGGACCCATAAAACTAAGTTCTTGTATATTACTAGCGTGTCCTGCAAAAAATATATGATTCTTAAATATTTCTACAAATTTAAAATTAGATGTTCCTGATGCATCAACTACACTAGTGCTAAAAGATGTATTTAATATTTGTGGATTAGATGTTCCAGTAGTAATAATAATTTTATCTGTGCCATCAAAGTTAAATAATCTGTGTTCGTAATTTTGTGTAGGTGTTCCTAAACTTGTAATAGTAGATGTCCAACTTCCTGAACCTGAACTAGCTCTGTGTATACTGCCACCTCTACCTGCTAATACTACATCATTAAATATAGCAGTAAATACAACTCTCTCTGTAGATGCAGAAACTTGTGGGCAAATATTAGTATTATATTTTGTAGTTCCTAATACTTTTTTATATCCACCTTCAATGTCAGGTTCAAAGTTTCTAAGTTGTAAAGCTTCTCCAGGTGACATAGAGAACACATCTTTATTTAAGATTAATCCTCCACCTAAACTAACAACTGAAGGTTGTACTTGTGGCATCTTATGTAAAAGTTAAAACAGAAGTGTTGCTTGTTGTTCTAGATGTTGTATTTAAATTTACTCTAGTATCTTTCATGTAATCTTGTTTATTTAACATCTCTGTTCTAATTCTTTGTACCCCTCTTTCATATTCTGCATTTGCAATGTTTGCCATGGGAACATCATTTCTTAATTTATATAAATAATATTTTGCTCTATTGACAATTACATCTGCATAAATATCAGGTAAGTCTAATGTATCTGTAGCTGCAGATAAATCTGTGTGTGTTTTAAAATATTCATACTCTACTGTATAGAAATCTCCATCAGGTATCGGCGATAGACCAAAACTTAAATGGTCTTGTGTTCTATATACAAATAAAGGTTTGCCATATTGACTATCGCTTGTTACTTCGTCTTTTGTGTATCTACCCTGTAAATATGCATCATAACTAATATATGCTAAATGAATAGGCACTTCATCTTGTGCCACTCTTATAAAATCAAC